TGCTCAAGTAATCTTGTTAGACATTCGTCGTTCGTTTGATCGCGAGATTGTTGCCAAGGATCTTGAGTGTACTTTTCATTACTTGCAGAACGATAGAGCTACTCCGAAGGACGCATTGATAGATGCTAACGTTGTTGTTTATGGTGCAGAGACTTTTGCGTTACAGCTTTTGAACAAGCAGATGGTGACGGAACTTCTTCAGATGATGCCAGCTTTTTTACAAGCTAATCAGAGCGTAGTTAATTCTTTTAACTGGAAGAACATTTTATCTATGACGATGGAAGGTATTGGTTTTGATAAGGAAAAAGTTTTGAATACTCCTGAGCTTTCTAGTCAGTTAGATCAGATGTCTATGCAGATGCAGCAGATGGCAGCACAGATGGAGCAAGCAAATGCAGATGGTCAGCAGGTAGCTAAAGAGCTTGAAGAAGCTGAGGGACGGATACAAGAGTTGATGTTAAAGAATTCACAGCTTCAGTCTCAAGCTCCTGTGGAAGCACGATTAAATATTGAGCAAATAAATAATAAGAATCTTCAGCAAGAGTTGAAGAATCAGAGATCAAAATATGAACAAGAAATATCGTCAATGAAGTCTGAACTTCAGGCTTTGAAGGATGGTTTAAAAAATGGCGAGGGTGAGTCCCGAAGACAGATTAGAGATACTGAACGATTTAGTTCTGAATCTTAAGCGTGGGCATTATCGAACGTTGTTTCGGTATTTGTCTATGAGGAAAGAAGAGCAGCTACAAGCAGCCCAAGACTCGGCAACGAGTGGGGAGGCTCAAGCTACAATGTATTGTGTGTTGGCTACTAAGCTCTATGACGAGATTCTTAGTTGGCCTGATGAAGTAGATGGCGCATTGGCGCAGGAATTAACTTTAATTAGAGATGAATTAAAATCAAAGCATGAGGCTTTAAAAGAGGAGATTTAAAATGGGCCAAGGCGTAGTTACAGATCGAAGTCAGGATTTTTCAAAAGTACAGATTTTTACAGGTGGAGTTGCTGGAGGACATACTAAGAAGTATTCAGAGAGTGATACACTTGTTCATGATCCTGTTGTTGTAGTGGATTCTTCTGCAGCTCAGGTGGATTTAGCTTTACCAGATGCTAAGGTAGATGGTTTTGAAATGCTTGTAGTTTGCAGTGTTGCAGGTAACAACGTTGTGATAACTCCTTCTAGTCTTGTAGGTGGAAGTACTATTACTTTTGATGCTGTAGGAGACAGTGTTTGTCTTAAGTTCAGCAAAAAAGCTGGGGGCTGGGTAGTTCTTGGTGGTCATTCTTACGTTTTAGCTTAATAGTATTATCAGCTTAATTACAAGGGGTCAGTAATGGGTAGAGGCGTAGTTAAAGACCGTAATAATTATTGGTCTGGGACGCAAACTTTTGAACGGATAGTCGTTGAAGATGCGGTTTTTCTTGATGGAGCTGCTTACGATTTATCAAGTGGAAATGTAACTTTTCCCAATACTTTAGACTCTGGCAGTATTCAAGCTACTGATGAGACTGGTGTTAAGTTAAAAAATGAGTCTGGCACCGAAATTTTTAGAGCTGACGGTTCTGGACACATAAGTCTTTTTGACACTCCAATTTCTTCTTGGGGTTCAGATTATCGTGCAGTTGAAGGCCCAAATTCTACTTGGTTGATGTCTGCGTTACCTTCGGGTAATGAGGTACATTTTGTTAGTCATGCTTATATTGACGATGTAGGTTGGAAATATAAGACTTCTAATGAGATTCCAGTTAAGTCTTCGTATGGGGCTGGGACTTTTAGTATTTCTGCAGCTCAAGCAGGAGTTGCTGGGGATGAATTAGTTTGGTCAGATGTTTTTACAATTAATTCTGAGGGAGCAGGGATTAATAACCCGAATCCTTCAGGTTCTTTAGATGCTAGATCTTTTGCAACAAGTTTAGGTACAACTGTTGCAGCAGCAAATTTGGACGCTTCTAAAGCTTTGTTTTTATACTCTGGTCATGATAATCAAGCTCCAACTCTTTTTTGGAATGGTGATCTTGGGATGGTATTTGGTACTGGGTATGACTACACTACTGGAGCTCTTCCAAGTGGCAACCCTACAAATTATCTTTTGAATCAGCAAACTCACTCTATAAGTAGTTGGGGATGGAATCCAAGTTATGGCCAAATTTCAGGGATTTGGGATGAGAGTGATTTTACTTTTGCGGTATTTAATATTGACAGTGCTACTAATGCTAGAGGGTTTAGTTTTACTCCTTTGCAGGGTAACGGGGTTCATGGTCGGATTATAAGAGCAATTAGTTTAGTTAGTGTAGATCCTGCTGCATTTTTCGGTCTTGTTGGTACGATTAGATCTTTTAAGTTTTATGGTAAAAATGGGCCTTCAGGTTCTTTTTCTACTAATCTTAATCCTACTGATTGGACACTTTTAGTTGAGGGGGATAGCACTAGTATTGATTTAACTTCTCCTGATGTTTTTACATTTACGAACAATACTGTTTACGATCATTATATGATTCATTTTTTACCTAATGATCCCTTTTCTGCTAGGGCATTAAGTATATATGAAATGGGTATGTATGAGGATGCAGGTTCTTCTTTTACAAGCCTTATGCAGATTCTTCCAGATGGTAATGTGAATGTAACAAACACATTGAATGCTACTACTCTTCAAGAGGGTAACGTAGATCTTAGTACGAGATATATTCTTGCTACTCAGAGGGGTGCGGATGATGGCGTTTGTGAGTTAGTATCTGGGGTTGTTCCTAGCTATAGAATGCCTCCATTAGCTATATCTCAGACTAGTGTGGTAGCTGACTTAGCTGCTAAGTACGCTTTGACTACTGAGCGTGGTGACATAGCTATTGTTACAGGGACTAATCAAACTTTTATTAAGTTGAACGATGATGCTGCACCTACAAATGCTGGAGATTGGACGGAGTTAATTCCTAATGCAGTAGTTTCTGTGAATGGTGATACGGGCCCTATTGTAAGTTTAGATACTTCACAGATTGCTGAGGGAGGTACTAATCTTTATTATAGTGATTTACGGGTAGATGGTCGCATATCTAATTCGTCTATTAATACTTTGAAGGATGTTAGTTTATCACTTGCTACAGCTCCTCAAACTAACCCTTCTAGTGCGAATAAGGCTTTGAGGATAAATGGTGCAGGTAACGGGGTAGATCACACTACGTTTAGTTTACCTGTTAGTAACGGTACTAGTGGGCAGGTTCTTACTTCGGATGGTAATGGTAATACTGCTTGGGCGGAACCTAATACCGCTTCTACATTTTTATCTTTGTTAGACACTCCGTCAACGTATTCTCCTACAGATTTATCTCAACCATCTATGCCTGTTACAGCGAGTTCTACTAGAAACGGTAGCCCTAGCAATGTTATAGATGATCTTGGTGAGGTGACTGCGTTTGGTTGGGAACCTGATACTGATGCTGTTGCATCGGATGAGTTTGTTGTCATAGACTTTGGTTCAGAAGTTACTATAGAGAGTATAAGTGTAGAGGCTCTTTTTGTTAGTAGTAGAGTAGCAGCTAAAGATTTTAAAGTTCTTGGGTCGACAGATGGTTCTAATTTTACTCAGTTTTTCCCTGAAGATGGTTCGTCTTATCAACAGTTAGTTTATAACCAGTCAGGCCCTCAGGTTTTTGATTTTACCAACAATACTGCTTATCGACACATTAAAGTAATTTTTAATGGGTCATGGTGGTATAAAGAAGGTATAGTTGGTGGCAATTATGGTTCATATCCTACGATAGATATAAGAAACTTGGAGTTTTATCAGTCTTTGGCTGGTTCTTACGTTAAAGTTAATTCAACTGCAAATGGTTTAGTTTTTGAACCAGCATCTTCTTCTGGCAGTAGTACTTTTACTGGTCTTGCAGATACACCTGCTAATTTTACTTCTTCAGAGGGTGATGTTGTTACTGTAAATTCTACGGGTAATGCTTTAGAGTTTACATCTGTTTATGATGTAATAAGAGATGCTCAGACTCCTGATATTACTTCTTATAATACGACAGCTACTATTAGTAGTCATGACCACAATGTTATATTTTCTAACCCATCTCAAGACATTGCTTTAACTTTACCTATTAGTTTGACAGACGCTTCTTTGAATGAAGAGTCTAGATTCTATATCAAAAATACTTCTGCATCACATCGCGTTATTGTCAGAGGTTTAAGCTCTACTGACCATCCTCAAGTTGAGAGATTAGATTCAAACGATACAACAGCATCGTCTGGGTCTTTTGTATTGCATCCTAAAGAGTCTGCGGTTTTTCAAGGTTATAATCTTTCAGGGAATTATCGTGTGGTTTCTCATTACCGTGATGATCTTACTGAGATAGTTACTTCTAGTATTTCTCAAACAAAGTCGGCTAAGACTTTTGTGTGTACTGCTACTTCTGCTGCGACTATAGATTTATTAGACTACCCTTTTTGGCCTTTGAATGTACCTATTTTATTTAAGAATCTTAGTACACAAGATCTAACTTTAGATCCTCATATCAGTACTCAAGTAGATGGGTCGTCTAATTCTATAGTGATTCCTTTTGGTAAATCTGTAGCTATTCAAAGGGTAGATATTAGTACTCTTATTATAGCTGATGATACTAGGGTAGCTAGTGGTGGTTCAGGCGTATCTGATTTTGTTTCTTTATCAGATACTCCTGCTAGTTTTACTGGTGCTAGTTTAGACTTGGTTAGAGTTAATTCTGGTGGTACCGCTTTAGAATTTGTAGATACATCTGCTTTAGGTTTTGCTCCATCAACCCATCTTACAGCCAGTAATCCTCATGGTATTACAGCATCAGGTATAGGGGCAGCTACTACTGGGGCTTTGGCTACGACTAATACTAATTTATCAAACCATCTTCAAGACCCTAATAATCCTCATGGTATTACTGCAGCAGGTATAGGGGCAGCTACTTCTAATGATTTAACAACTCATACTAGTAATACCACTAATCCTCACGGCACTACTTTTTTAAAGTTAGGAGATACTCCAGCTGCTTACTCTAACGGTAATGCTGTTAGATCTACGACATCAGGGTTTGAGTTTTTTAATCCTAGACAAGATGATTTGTTTGTTATTACATCGGCTCCGTCAGCATCTCAAACTTTAGATTGTAATATTAATAATGGGAACCAAGTTTTTTATTTTACAGTTAGTCCTACCGCAGACGTAGCATTGACTTTAGCAAATTTAAGTTTAGCTCAATCTCATGCTACAACGGTTGTTGTTGTTTTTAATCAGGGTGCTAACCCTTATAAAATTACTGGGCTTGCAATAGCTGGTCAGAGCTCTTTAACTTTAAAGTGGCAAGGTGGTACTAATGCAGGTACTGCGAATAGTTTGGATGTTTTTAGTTTTACTATCTTAGCTACTGCTACTAATACTTACACTGTATTTGGAAATGTGACTAGCTTTACTTAGTATATGAATAGGTTAACTCGTCCATTTAGTTTTGTTTCTAGATTTTCTACTGAGGAAGTTCCGTATGTTCCTCAGTCAAATGAAGTTGTTGAAGCTTCTTTTGGAGATAATGCGTCTTTTTTTGTAAAACAAAATGGGGATGTTTATTTTGCAGGTACAAACACAAGGCGTTGTTCTGGTTTAGGAGGTAGCTACCCTGATACGTATACGACTGTTGGTGGCAACCCTGTTAAAATAACTTATTTTTCTAGCAACAATATTAGCATTACTCAAGTAGCTACTACATCTTGGGGTACATTTTTTTTATCTAGTACTGGGGTGTTGTATTATGCAGGGGATAGCCAGTATGTTACTGGTGCAGCTGCTTTATTTCCTACAGCTGTTCCATCTAGTTATTCTTCTTTGAATGGGGTTACAACTTTTTATAACTCTAATATGGGGAATGTTTCTAATATTAGGTTTAGTAAAATAAAATCTGATGGTTATCTTTTTGGTGCTATAACTACAACAGGTGCTTTGGGTCTTACTAGGCCTGAAACTACTAACGGGTTTTATATTTTTAAAGGTTTGGAGATGCAGTCGCTTCAAACTACTAGTACTTCTACTACTTCTACTTTTTCTCGCAATATTGTGGATTTTGAATTGAAATCAAATGTCAGAGGTGCTTCATATGATCCTGTAGTTTTAGCTATAGACACTTCTGGATTACTTTGGAAAAGAGGGGGTAATGAGTGGGGAGGCACATATAGTACTTATTATAATCTTAAATCGTTTGGTTTTTATTGGTCTAACTACCAAAATACACTCGGTTTAGTAGAAGGCCCACACGCTTCTTATGTGTGGCATGGGTCTTTAGATACGGCAACTCTTACAGGAGTAAAAGTAACAAGTATAGCTTTAGGTAATTATTATGCTCTTGTTACTACAAGTAATGGCGAACTTTGGTGTCAGGGGGATTCTTCACGTTTTGGTGGATCAGGTTCATGGTACGATAGTTACACAAAAATTAATGGAAATTCCCCAACTCAGTTTGTTGCGTATAATATGACTTTTAATCTTGTATCGAATACTTTAGGATTTTCAAATATTCGTTCTATTGCAGGAGGTTTAGTTACCCCATATTTAGTGACTCGTGTTGGGGGTAGAGATATAGTAAAACATGGTGCAAATTTTTCTGATCAGTATAATCAACACGAGTGGGTTTTAGAGGATCAATCTTCAGGTTTTTGGAGTATTGAAGGTAATTGGTCAGACACATTTAAAGGTTGGGCAATTACTGGAAATCATTGGATTACAGATGGTACAGGGTATACAGGTCTTCAAGGATATAATCAACCTTATTCTACTTCTACGTCACCTCAAACGGATTACGGTAGAGACCATTTATCTTCATTTTTAAACGGTGGAACTAATTATAATCCTGCAACTACTTTTGATATTCAGAATGCTCAACAGAATAATTCGATTAGGCTTCCTGTTAGTTCGGATACTACAGGTTTATCTGCGAGTGCTATAAGTCATATTAATAGTAATTATAATGTTGATGGGGATTTTTTACGTTTAAAATCTAATAACGCTATTTGGTATTATTCATATGGAGCCCCAATTTTTGATGAGACAGCTAAGTATGCAGCTCCTTCTTCTGCAGGAGATGTTGTACCAAAAGTTTTTGCAGGTGATAAGACTTTTGGGTTTGTACGTAATCGGGTTTTGTATGTTTGGGGCATGAATCGTCAAGGTCAAACTGGGGTATCTTCTACGGATTGGGTGGTAGGGTATCCTAAAGCTGTTACATTACCTTAAAGAGGTTATTTTATTTCTTTAATTTAATGTCGTAAGTCAATAAAAATTTGTGTTAAAATATTTATAAGAAATTTTCTTTACAAATAATAAAAAAAGGAGTAGGCGATGCCTCGGGTAAATTTTAATCAAATTTTGAAATCTTTAGACGGCAAAAATATTTTGTTAGATGATAAAGAAGAGTTTTCTTTTCGTAAGGCAGCAGTAGGAGCTTTATTAGGTTCTGGTGGAACGGATGCTACCTTAACAGGGGCAAAGAAAGCTGAACGTTATGAGTTGGCGTTAAAGGTTTCAACTGCTGAGGGTGTAGTAGACATTACTGCTCAAGAAGCGGAAGAGATTAAAAAGGTAGTTGGAGAAACTTATGCTCCTATTGTAGTGGGTCAAGTTTTTAGACTTCTTGACGGATCAGTTATAGTAGCAGAAGGATAAACATATGGGTTACGGAAAAATACAGGGCCAAAAAGTTATTAGTTTTTCAGGTGTAACTAAGGAAGCTTTACCTAATAGTGTATTTGACGATGGTAAAGTTCCTGCTTTTGCACGTTGTGTGGCAACAGGTGCTGGTACTTTTTTCCATGATGATAGTCAGACCACTGGGGTAGCTGCTACTGCAGGGGATATTTTTGAAATTGGGGAAGCAGGTCTTTTGCAAAATCCTCAAGCTTTTCGCAGGGCCCGTTTTACAGGTAATTGGGAAGTAATTATTTATTATGGTAGAGGCGGAAGCTAATGCAAATTAGAGAAATACTAAATTTAGTGTCGGATGAATTACGAGATGGGAAAGCTACTAAGTACTCTCGTACTTCTTTATTAATAAAGCTTGAAGAAGGCGTTACTCAGTTTGTTCAAGATTCTAAGATTCTTAAGAATAGTATTTTGATTCCTGCAGTTGCAAATCAGGGGGTTTACCCGTTACCTATTTACGGCATGAATATTAATGTAATATCTGGTAATGAAGCTGCTTCCTCTACTGCTAGTAATGATGATCAAGTTCCTACTTATTTAAGTTTAATCCGTTTAGGTTGGAGGGACAGACTTAATAACGGCGATGATGAAGTGTTGAGGTCTAACTCTACTTTTGAAAGAGATGAAGCAGGTCAGTCTAGGTTTCAAATTGGTGCGCCTTTATATCACTACAATGATGAACTTAGTTTTTATAAGTTTGGTGTTTGGCCTATTCCTGACTCTAATGAGATAGCTGCTTCTGGGGTAGATAAGAGGTTTCAGTTAGATTATGTTCGCGATGCTCTTTATTATACAGATGCTGCGAATACTACTTTAGTAACTACTAGTCTTACTGAAGATCATTATTTAGATAATGGGATTCCTTTACAGTTTCAACGTAAGTTGTATCTTTTAGTCTGTTACTTACGTTTGAAGAATAGTATTGATCCAACTGATGTACAAAAAGCTGCAAATTATAAGGCTCTTTATGAGTCTGAATTACTTGAAGAAGCTTTAAGATCTGGTTCTCATATGGAGAGATATAATCAGCTTAAAGTTCAAAGTTAAATAACAAAAGGAAATAAATATGTCTGAGACTTTTGAGGCTAATCAGCCTATGAATTCTGGCAGTGAAACAGCGAGTACAACTGCTACTAGTGCTCTTAAAGCTTACCGTGAAGGTACAGGCTCTAAGAAACCTTTTACAGAGTTTAAAGATGGTAAGAAAGAAGTTAGCGGAAAAGGACACTCAGTACAAACAATAACTGAGCAGCCTAGTGGCGTAGATGAGCGTCATACAAAAGAGCCTGACACTGTTCAGTATAAAGAGAAGGATTTAGATCCTAATGCAAATGTAAAAAATTCAGGCGAAGAGGTTAAGAAGGCTGAGTCGAAAGATGGCGAAGAATCTCCGAGTGGCGAAGAATCTGAAAACAAGGTTGAAGATCGTAAGTCTGTTTCTACTGAGTTAGAAAAAGACGCTGCGACAAAATCAAAATCAGAAGAAGTCGATGTAGAGAATGAAGTTAAAACTGCGGACAGAACTGACGAACTTTTAAAACGTTTGGAGGCTTTAGAAACTGCTAAGCAACGCGAGGCAGAGGAAGCTAGAAAAGCGGAGCGTCTTAAACAAATTAAGAGTGATCAAGAATTAGTTAGTAATGATTTTAAGTTTGAGTATGACGTAAGTAGTATTCTTTCTTTAGATGATGTACCTGATTCTGTAAGGGACTATGTCCTTGATGATGAACAAGCAGCACAAACTATGCAGTATTTGATTACGGATGCTCTGAACAAGTTAGTCAAAGATTTTTCTGGTTATGGGGATGCTCAAGAAAGAGTTCAGCAATTTCAAATGGAAGAAGCTGAAGCTCAGAGACAAACTGTAGTTAGAGGTCTTACAGATCGTGGAATTGATGTGAATGTTTTTAACTCGAAAGAGTTTAAGGCTTTTGAGCAAGATCCAAAGAATTTTAAGCAGATTGATAATCTGGCTGAAAGATTTGGGTTTGGTTCATTAGAGTTTTCTCATTTGGTTCACGATATGTTTCAGGCAAGCTTAAAAAGTAAGAAGTCTGAAACAGCTAAAGCGACACGAAGTGAAGCGGAAGCTGCTAGACAGAAAATCGCTCAAGGCCAAGAGACAGCTGCTCAAGGTCAAGTGGTTGGAGGTCGAGCTACAGAAAAGGTTGCGGTAGATCCACAATCTCCTGAAGCTAAGTTGGCAGCGTATCGAGCACAGAGGTCGAAAAGGTTTTAACATTAATTATTTATTTTTAAGGAGATTGAAATGAGTGTAGCAGGAAATACTACCGATAATCTTCGTCGTGAGGTCAGGGACGCGTTTTATAGTCCCAAGTGGTTAGACTACAATCTTAAGCATTTGCTATGGCAAAAAATGGCTATGCAAATCGAGATGCCTAGCGGTGAAGGAAAGACAGTTCATATTAAAGCTTGGAATCCCCCAGCTAGAGTAATTACTCCAGTACCCCTTCTTGAAGGTGTTACTCCAGATGCACGTAAACTTACTCGTAGAGAAGTTAGTGCTCAGTTAGTTTTCTACGGAAATTATTTAGAGCACACTGATTTATTAGAGACTATTTTTGAAGATGCAGATAACTTAAAAACTGGTGAGAATCAATTCTTGGCTACTCTTCAAGCTGAAGAGCGCGACATGGCTATGTTTAATATTCTTACTGGTGGTACTAACGTTGTATATGCAGGTGGAGTTAACTCCCGAGCTAACGTTAAAGCTCCAATTTCTATTGGTGATTTACATGCTGTAAACCGAGCACTTAAGAACGGTCTTGATGGTCGAGCAGGAATGCCGATTACTGAGATTATGCGTTCAGACGGTAGTTTTGGGACAGTAGATATTGAGCCTTCATACGTTGCAGTTATAACTCCAGATTTAGAGTACGATATACGTTCATTGCCTGGATTCGCTCCTTCAAGTTCGTATGCTGCTACTACTAAATTAATTGACGTTCATGAGTTTGGAAAAGTTGATAATTTCCGATTTATTTCGACTACTAATTATGAGCCTTTCCGCGATGCTGGAATTGCTAATCCTTCAGTTGAGAATGTTCTTTATACTGCTGGTGATGGTGGTGCTGGAAGTAAAGCTGATGTTTATCCTATTTTGATTTTTTCACAGGATGCTTATGCTACTATTCCTTTGACTGGTGAGCAGGGCATGATGTTGATTAGAAAAGACTTAGGTTCCTCTGGTGGATTAGATCCTTTGAATCAGAGAGCAACTGTTGGTTATAAGAATCCATTTGCTGGAGTAATTTGCTTTCAGGAAAGATTGATCCGACTTGAAGTAGCTTGTACTGCTCAAGCAGGACTATAGGAAGTGAGGTAAGAAAATGGGACTTGATAAGCACGGAATTTTTAGACACACTTATACTGTTGCCGATGGCACTGTAGATATGATTCAAGAGTTAGGTTTTGAACCTTCTGAGATTGAAATTTATAATGAGACTACAAAAGTCACTACTTTTTTAAAAGGTGGCATGGTAGCTTCAGAAGAAATTTCACAGCTTGGTGAAGTAAACCCTGCTCCTCATATTAGTAAGTATGATGGTGGAACTGTTGTTTTGCATGATAATGGTCAGACTCCAACTTATAAAGATTCAAAGGGTAACTCGTTGAGTTCATCTCTTTATAAGGATCTTGAAGGTAGAGATTCATTGTTGCAGAATTTACCTAAGTTAGAGTTGTCAGATAGCGAAGGTAGTCAGTATATTACTAAGGCTGGTTTTAAATTAGCTAATGGGGTATACGCTACTAATGATGTTATACACGTAAAAGCTGTTCGTTAATTCAATAGATAGCTAGGGGCTTCGGCCTCTAGCTTTTTATTAATTTTATAAATTAAAAAAAGGAAATAAAAATGGCAAAGAACTCGAAAATTTCTCCAGAGATTGCTGCACCCCCTGAACAAGAAGATTTACTTCATCAGTTAGAGACTTTGAAAGCTCAGTTAGCTGAGAAGGATGATCTTATTGCTGAGAGGGATGCTGAGATTCATTCTTTAGAGTACACAATTTCTACAGACTTGATTACTTTTGAGCGTCAGTTAGCTAAAGATCATGAAACTATTTTGCGTAATTATGGCGAGAAGGTATCTAAATTTCCTCGTCATATGAAGACTGTAGTTAGAGATCATACAGGTTTTAATGGTCAGCGTCTTACTAAGCAGATTGTTGACAAGTCTCGTTGGACAGACGAGCAAGTTAGAATTTATCAAAAGTATGAAGATGCTTTGAAAGAATTAGATGATCGTCGTAGAACAACTATGGTTGCTGTGACTTTAATTGATGACCCTGATGTAGCGGATGGTCAATTGAATTGCGGTGTTAATGGTCAGTTACTAGGGTTGTATTACTCTAACGATTACATGGTTGAGGGAGCTAAGGAAGGTAGACGGGTTCAGTTAATTCCTTATTGTAATTATGACGCAATAATGAAGTCGTACAAAGTTAGATTTAAGCCTATTGTAAACTCGACAGGTGGTGAAGGTCATTTACCTTACAAGATTACCCCAGTTGTTGAAGCATCGTTGGCTACTCCTGAACAGATAGAAGAGCACAATAAAAAACTTCGTTTAGGCAATAGACGTAGAAACATGGAGCTTTCTGGTTAGGTAAACTTTTAGTACGAGGTTTAATGGCTATGTGAGGGTCTAATGGCTGAGAAAAATATTCGTGTTTTTAAGGGTCTTAACAGTGTTACAGACCCTTCTTTTTTAGATGAAGCTGGGGGTCAATTAGTTTGGGCTGAGAACGTAGATTTTCGTTCTGGGAAGATTCGTCCACTACCAAAGAGTGAGCTCGTACTTACTCAGCCTGATGATTATCAAGTAGGGTTAAACCCTGTCCCTCAATTTTATCAAGGCAATTATTTAACTCAAGAAGCTAGATCAAATGTTTGGGGGTTGAATGATATTTACTCTGTGAGTTTATGGGTGTTAGGCCAAGATGTTTTTTATTATTTACTTTCTCATACAACTCAAGATTTTTACATTTATCGGGGGACTTTAGATTACTTAAATCCTATTCCTGATTTGAGCGTAGATTTTCGTAAGAAGGTTGGAGTCCCTGCTCCTGATGAAATTGAACCTAGTCTTTCTTCTAGTTTTAATACGAAGATAAAAACAGTTTATGACTCGGCTAATTATGCTATTTCTTTTACTCAGAATCATTTTGGTAGGATTACTGAGGGCCCTCTTACTTTTTTGAAATCTTTTTCAGGGTTTTCTAATTATGGGTTTGAGTATATTTCGGATTATAGTTCTGGTATTTCTGATTTACACAATGAGGATCAAGAGAATTACAGTTTGAATACGATTCAGTCTAGTAAGCTGCTTTATTCTGGGGTTTTAGCTCCTTACATTAATTCAAGTGTGGCTGGGTCAAAATTGACTTTGATTCGCAGTTATCATAGCGATGCAGGGTATTACTATGGGTTTGGGTCAGAGGTATCTTGGTCTAAGTCTGGATCTGTATTGTTGAGATTTAGCCCAGATTTTGGGGATGATGCTAGTATTCGATTTACTGATCAAATTTTAGCTACAGTTCGAGCAAATCCTGAGTCAACTTCTGGTGGTGCGATGATTGTAGTTCATAGTCGTCCAAAGTTATCTGCGGAGTTATTCACACGTAATATTGCATCTTCTGTTATGTGGGTGACTACGTCTCAAGTTGATACTTCTACACAATGTTTGCTTCGTAATGGAAACACAGGAGATATTGACTTTCAAGCTGAGTTTAATGATGGAGACTATTTTTTAT